CTAATTGGCAGCCTCTTTGTAAACTTCAATCTCCAGTTGCTCGATCTCGTCCCACTCGAAACCGTGCACATCATGGAGCCTTTCCGCCTGCTTATCGCAAATGATACCCATTGCGATATCAGGCTTTTCAGCGAACATTTTATGCAGCTTTTTGAACTGCTCGATGTCCTGCTGTTTTATGTGTGCGTCTATCTCAGCCTTGCTGTGAAAGAACACACCATCTATATAATAGTTTCTATATTTCGTTACTCTCATGTGAGCACCTCCTATAAAAAATTAATTTATATAACTGTATCGGATTTTCACCCCGCTAGTCTTTAGCCGCTTAGCGGTCGCTGTTATCGAACTTTACGCCCCGATAACCGGGCGGTTTATTAACTTATGAACTTATTATAGCATACTCCTAGGAGTATGTCAATAGTTTTATTTGACTTTAAAAGAAAAATGTGTTATCATCCTAGCAAGTGAATACAACCAAACTGGAATGTAAATTTTTTAGTTTATTGTAAAATTATCAAACTTAGAATATAACCATATTGGAATGTAAATTTTTTAGTTTATTGCAATTATTCACTTAAATAGAATATAACCAAATTGGAACAAAAATAAGTCCTGCCTAAGTGCCGTTATCTAGGTAAGCGGTATGTGTTACCGCCACCGGTAGGCAATTGTTAAAGAAGATAAGTCCTTATCCGAGGGCTTATTTTTTTTTATTTTAAATATTTTTATAAAAACGCTTGACATACTCCTAGGAGTATGCTATTATATAGTTACAACAAAGAGAGCTTACGGAGCTGACCAAGCAAATACAAGCCGTAAGCAGAAAAGAGGGAAAAATGAGAGTACACAATAAGAAAGTAAACGAGGCAATAAACAGATTAAATAGTTTATCAGAATTAAATACAGGGTACTATTTAGACACTTATAATAGCCGCCCCGACCTAAGCAATAAAAAATATCACTTATATGTAAGTGTTATAAATGGTATGGAGGCACAAAGAGAGACAAGGGTTGAAAGTTTTAGAACCCAAAAAGAATTTATAGAATATGTAAATAATAGATGTAAATAATAACAAAGCTGACCTATCGGCTATACGGGGAAAAATAAAATAAAATAAAATAAAATAAAAAAGCCCCGGGGCAGCTGACCAAAACATAAGACCCCGAGGCGACCTCGAAAAGAGGGATAAACATATTATATATTAAAAAGGAGAGTAAATCAATGAAAATCAGAAAAGAGAACGGAAACATATACTTGAACTTCGGATATAATCCGGGTTTTTCTAATAAATTAAAAAGCTATTGTGGGGCTAAATGGTATCCAGATAGCAAAGAGTGGGGATTTAGTGAGGCGTTCGAAGATAAGGCAAACGACCTCATGCTAAAGCAATTTGGCTACAGCATGAGAAAATCGCCTAAGCTTACTATAGAATTTAGTGCAAATGATTTTTACGACAAAGATAAGCTCGACATAAGAATAGAGGGGCATTGCTTTGTTTATAGAGAATACGAGCATACAGGCGTGGAAATGCTCCGTAACTCTATAATCATGGAAGGCGGTTTCAAGGATAGAGACGGATCTAAAAGATACCCGAAAGCTGAACCGTTCGAAGGCACAGTAATTAGGGCTAAGATTACGGAGGAACTTTATGACACCTTTTCAGATGAAACTAAAAGTAAAATAAAGGTCATCAAAGAAGCCGATAAGAAAGAAGTATTGCTTGCAAGAAAAGCTGCATTACTTAGGGAGTTGGAAGAAATAGAAAAGGAACTAGCAGAACAATAAATTAAAAAATGCCTTGCAGCGGCTGACCGAAACATAAGGCTACAAGGCAACCTTTATAGGGAGGGAGGTAATATTATAAAGGAGATAACAAGAATGGGTAAGACAAGTAACGAGGTTAAAAGAAGATACAATAGTAAAGCTTATAAAAAGCTTTCTATTGAGATGAAACCCGAATTTTATAACATGCTCGACGAATACTGTAAAGAAACTGGCGAGAGCAAGACCGGCTTTATTTGCAGGATGATTAAAGAGCATGCAAAAATACCTTCCAGTAAAAAAGATTAAAAATAAAATATAAAAAAGTATTGACATACTCCTAGGAGTATGCTATAATGTTTACATAAGATAAAGAACAGCTGACCTAGCGGCTTGACGGGGAGAATGGAGAAAACTATGAAAACAGTTAATACAGTATTCGGAAATTTAAATATATGTGTTGAAGACTTCGAGAAAATCGAGGGCTTCACGCTCAAAAAGGGCTTTGTCGTTCTCGATAAAGAGACGGCAGCCGAGCAGCTCAATATGGAGACCCGCTCTTTTGCGGTGGTCTCTATGGTAGACCTTGAAAGAGGCTACTGCCGAGCTTTCACGGAAACCGAGAACGGCTGGGAGATGGACTTCCCAGAGCTTGACGGAGACTTCGCCGAACTTCTCAACGACTTGCAGGAGGTAGCGTTCACCTACAAGGCTAAGCCTGAGGATGAACTGTATACGGGGTGTAGCTTTTCTGCCACGGATGTAGTTCCGGGCGAAAAGTGTCACAATGGTGGGGAGTATGGGTTCTATACGGACTACATACAAACCGACATCCCGGGGCTGTATGCAGTGGAAACTTCCACCACCTGTGACTTCGACAGGTGCGGCACAGGCTTTGAGGGGCTCCGTTGGCTCACTCTCGAGGACTACAATCGTGTAGTTGAAAAAAGCCTCGAGCCTCTGACAGAAACAACGAAAGACTACTCAAGCCCAACCTTACAGCTGTTCCAGTAACGAAAAAAAAGCTAAGAACTGATTTGCAATTAATCGGTTCTTAGCTTTTTTGATTTACTTTACTCTTTCGCCGCTTATGTGTATAAGTTCTCCGCTATCGTAAGTACTTATGTTCGGATTTTTCACGCAATAGCCTTCAGTATCGAAAAAGTATAGCTTGTTATTTATTCGTACAGCATTGTTTGTGTGGTAGTTGTCCTTGTCGTCGTATACATACCACCATCCCGTGCCGTTTCTGTTCCACCCGTCTGCGTACTTTCTTGAGCTTTTAACTTCTACAAGTTCCCAACGAGGTCTGCCGTATCCGGCAATACCCGGATGGCTCAGTGGATAGGACTTTCTGCATACAGCACCGCCATTCGGTATCACTTCCGCACCGTCGGAGGTATTACCCTCAATCGTGTAAACTCTTCCATTCTCGACCTTTTCAACTATGCCCGTGTGATATATTCTTTTTTCATTCTTAAAGAATATCTGGTCGCCGACTTCGGGCTTATCAAACCATCTGCCTATTCTTTTATATCTGTCTGCACTTGCGGGCGTATATGTGTCAAAACCGCCAATCATCTTAGCCGCCAAGTCTTTTCCAAAAGCGGTAATCATGCACCAGTCGCAAAACATATCACACCACGGCTGTCCTTGCAGACTCGGAAAGTAATCACGGGCGTACTTAGTGTAATTGTTCTTTCCGGCATTGCCCGTCTTACTGTCAAGGTCTGCGGCTGTTTTCTTTTCGAGATATCCCACCTCGGCAGCAGCTATGCTGAGTAGTTTTTCTTTAGCTGTCATATTATTCTCCTTTTATTTATACCCCCAAAATCGTTAAATTAAGGGGTATTTATGCATTGTTTTATTTAGCCTATATACTGTTATCTTTTTTATTTTTTAGCACATCTAATGCTTTTTTTAGCACATCTGTGCCTGTTCCCCCCATTAATGTATAATTTTCAAGTATGGACAAACCTTCATTCACTATAAAAGCCATACAAGCGGTATTGCGTATATAATTAATATTAAGCACAACATCTAAATGATAGGCAACAACGATCATAAATAAAGTAGCTATCTTTTTAGTAATGCCTTTCCAACCTGCTACTGAGCTTAAAGAGCCGTGTTCGCTCTTTTTGCTCTTATGAAAAACCCCTGCCACAATCAAACCCATCATATAATCTAATATCATGAAAATGAGCAAAGCCCTCATCGCAATATCAAAACCGCCGCACAGTGTAATAACCAAACCGCCTATACCCCCCAGTATAATTTCTATTATATTTTTCATTTAATTAACTCTCCTTTTCATTAAATTAAAAAGGCACTGACTACTTGCATAATCAATGCCCTTCTTGTGTTTACTACTCCTCAGTAGCAAGATGACCTGCGTCAAGGTCGATAAGTGCCTGCTTTACAGCGTCTTTAAGCTTAGCAGGAACTTGCTTAAAAGTTCTTAAGCCTTTGATAATCAAGTACGCATATACCATTGCCATAATACTATTCTCCTTTTTAAATTTATTATAATAAAACCGCTTAGCGGCTCTATTTCTGTGTTTGGTTTTCAAGTAATTCCGCTAAGGCAAGCTGATTGTTCGTTACTTCTTTTTCAAGCTCTTCTAATTTCTCGTCTCTTGTTAGTGGTCTGTCAATAAAGACAGGCTTAGCAGTACCGTCTGTCGTGTCAAATCTAACTAAAATCTTTCCGGGTGGAACTTCTATCTGTGAGAACTTTAGTTCACCCTTAGGGTTTTGTGCGGTATCCATCATTTGATGATAGATATAACCGCTGCTATCATATATAACTTTCATACAATCTCCTTTTTAGTTTATAAATTCTATATAGTTAAGAACCATTTCTGCGGTCATTTGGTAAAAACTTGTGCCGTTTGCGTAAACAAATAAATAACATTGTTCGTTTACGCCTGTTATATCTATTTCCGCCCATAGCTGCTGCCCCGTTAGCCTTCCATGCTCGACATTTTGTTCATCTTGTGCGCCGTCATGGAAAGATACATGCACGCCTTTATAATCGTTTAAAGGATCTACTATAAACTTGTATCTTTCAGCCGTAACTTGTTTAGTAACATTTTTCTTGCTAACAGCTACCAAACCGAAACGAGCATAAGACAAGTCGTTTATATTAGCTCTTTTTCTATACGATCCACTCAAGAATTTACCGCCTATTTTTATTTTTCGAAAAGGTGCTAAATTAACACTATGAGCAAAAAAGGCAGCTACTGAGGTCAGAGGATTGCTTGTATCACCTTGAGCTTTCACACTGAACCTTAAGCCTCCATCCGCAATGCCTAAAAATCTAAAATCCGCATTGTTTACATGATTTGCAAAATTGTTGCTGTTAAAAGTCATGTTACCTTGTGCGTAAACAATGCCCATGTTTATTTCTCTATCTGCGTTAGCCACTTCCGACAACAAGGTGCCGTCGAAAGTGGCATTATAAAAAGCCGCTCGACCTGTTCCGTAGTCTGGCATAGTACCTTGTCTGCCGAATAAATTTACGCCTTCTCTGATATTATGATCAAGCAAATTGGGTTCTTTCAAAAATACCCAATTTGCCCCTTCTATGATATGTCCATTGGGTATTCTTAGTACGACTCCACGACCAGCCACAGGGTGATCAATAGCATGCCCCTGATCGGACCATGCATATAATATATCTGAGTAGCCTGACCCTGCAACATTCCATATAGGTATTGCACCTCGTACTTTAGCGATAGTCTTATCAGCTCTTATATTTTCAGCTCTAAGATCTTGTGCAGGCATAAAAACAAACGCTACGCTATTATCAAGTGCATACTTTTTAGCGTCTTCAGGTCTCATAGATATGATGATACCCCTACCCTTGCTCGGACTGTCTATAGCACCGCCCTCGCCCCAATTATCCGTTCTGTTATGAGCGAACATAACAGACAACGATATGTCGCTATTTGATGAAAGAAGCGGCATAGTACCTTGTACGACTTCGTCATTACTATCCGCAGTTAAAGCTGTTTTGCCCGCTAAAATTTCAGACCTCAACACAGTAACATCTTCCGACTGAATGCCGCCTCCGCCTTTTTTAATTAAACAAACCGCCATATTACACCCCCTTAAGTCCTATATAAAAATTGCCCTCCGGCTTTTTATTAAAACACTTGACTCTTATTTTTCCGTTCAAGGTTTCAACAAAATCAATTCTTGAATATAGTTTATTTAAAGCTCTTACAATTTCCGGATTTTCATTACCCGATAGATACATACCCACAACGGGTGTATCCGTTGCAGTTATGCCGGGCACATCCACTTCTTGCACAAAAGGCGCAGTAGCGGACCATTTATTCATATCAAGAAAGACTGGTTTTATTTCTTTTTGTCTTGCTATGAGTAAATACCCTTTATCTTTAAGCTCATTAATCATGTTTTGAATTGTGCTTTTTTGACTATTAAAATAATTGTCAAAATCAGCTTTATAAGCGCCGTTTTGACTACTCACAGCGGACCAAACGGACGAAAGATTAAGTATCTGTCTTATATCTCTGAACTGCTCTATGCCTGCCAGGGTCTTAATGTACTGACACCAAGGTATCTGATATATCACGCCGTCTTTATCGAGGTCTTGCTGTACAAGACTCGGATAATTTGTGGTAGATGTTAAAGTTTTGAAAGCGCCTTGATTAAATTCCGACACACTATTCGTTTTACTTAAGTCTATTTCAAAAACTACAGTACAATAGAGCTGACCGGATAGAACCTCTGGGCTTGGTATAGTTTCAGTTCCTACCACTTCTACGAACCTGCCGTGCTGTATAAAGTAGCCTTTTTGCACATAAACATTTCCTGCGGCGTGGCTTATTTCACAGCCTTTTGTTATGCCGCTTGTGCCGTTTAGAAATGTATACATAAAATGAGCAAAATCCTTACTTCTTATTAATTGCTCTGAAAAAGTAATTCCGTTTATCAACTTATCACCTCCTTAACTTATCTGTTAGCGTTACTTTCATATTACCGAGCGTTATTTTTAGTAGTGCTGAATTGCTGCTAGTCTCAATCTTTGTAATCATTGATTTTCTAACTCCTGACTTTGTTTTTATTGTGCAAGGTCTGCCAATATAAAATTCTTGTTCAGGATAAAGCTTGCTGTTTCTTACAATATTGAAAGTAATCTTGTGATTATATCTATTGCTTGCAAACTCGTTAAAAACCTGCTGCCGCATATCTGCTTCTTTTTCTGTGACTATCTGAATACTCTTAACAGAACCTTCGACGCGGTTAGGATCGTTTACATTCTCCGACACGGTTCTATCTGCTAACAAATAAAAAGACTTTCGTACTTCTTCTGTACTTTCTTCTGCCTTTTTCCATTTTACATTTAGCTTAGCAAGTACTGATATGTCATAGTTTTCTACATAATCAGACACATCAGATACTTCTATATCGACCATTAGTTCAGTACTTACCTTCTTTTCGACTTTAATAAGCAATCTATCCATGTATATTCTAAAATCTGTATACACCCCCCAGTACTGTTTAGCGTTGCCTAAAAAAGTTTTAAGATTATATACACCCTGTTCGGTGTCGGGTTTAGCCGTGGCTTTGGTGTGTGTTTCAGCTTGTATGTTCAGCCATTCTTTATCAAGTAAAAGATCATTACTGTTTATGAAGTTTTGCTTTATAGTTTGCACTATAAAATCTTCAATTCCTAAACCCTCTATAATCTCCGTATTTTCTGAAAAAATAAATCTATTGAATAAATTTTCTTTTTGCAGCAGGGTAATTGTGTAGTCCGTTTCGCCGCTTTCGCTCTTTATCTTTTCACAGATACTAAAAAAGACGGTTTTATTGCCGTCTTTACAAATCACCATGTCCCCATCCTCAAGGTTTGGCTGTTTGATAAAAGTAACCGTGCTTTTATCGTTATAGTCTATATCTTCTTTAAAAGTATACTCATCAAATTCAAGTACATCTTTTATATGCAAATCTCTTTTATCGAGTACATAAGCTAACATACCTACACCGTCCTAAAAAATTTATATACTGTTAATACTGTCTTGTTAGCCGCTCCTGTGTCGGATGTAAAATCGACCATACAATCGCCTACGGGCAGCTTGAAAAAGTTAGTATTATGTATATCAAGCTTGCTTGTGATGTTTTCCTTATTACCCTGTCTATCAACTTTGTAACAATACAAATCACCGTCAAGCGAACTATATATTATTTTTTCATCAAGCTGCAGAGTGATTGGGAAGGTAACTGTCGCTATAGTTTCGCCATTTTGTGAAACTATGACTTTTGGCTTTTCACAATAGCCAAACAGCTCAAGCTCAAACGGCGCTTCAACATGCCCGTTATTGTTTATATTAAGTGTCCTTGAGCCGTAATCATTAAATCTTACATCCCACCTAAAATCCCATCTTACTTCGCCTTCTACACGCTCAATCTTAAAGCGGTTGACATGATTAGAATAAAAAAGGCTTTTGCAGACAAATTTGATAGGGCATTCAAGTACTTTATTTTGAGTTATCTCCGTTTTTCCTATGCTCACTATATCAACATCTCTTATATATTCACCCGCATTTGTGATATAAATGAGCTTAAGATTTTGACTAGCATTAACAAAATTAACGAAAGCTTGATAATTTTGATAAGCAGCAGCCCCAGTTAACACTAAATTGCCCGATATAGTCTGCTGCTTATCTTTCTTAAAATTTCTTACAAAACTACTCCCGATAGCCGCATATGATGTATTAAGCTCATATCCTAAGCCTTGGGGATCTGTTAAAAAACCTTTTTCAGGGCTGTCAAGCTCGTATCTATTTCCGTATTCGTTTTCTAAAGCAAAAAATCTTATCATAGAGCCTCCCCTGCTAATTCATTGAATGAGTCAAAAATAACCTTACCATCAAGAACTACTTGATTAAACAAACTAGCTCTTAATGTCTGTTTAGTATTTATTGCACTCATTGAGTTAGCTAAATCCTCTATTTGCTCCGTTATCAAGTGCTTATTAGACGCTATGCCTTTTGAAAGCCCTTCCATCATGTGCGGCATCCAATCTTCATAGTTACGCAAAGGGCCCTTCTCCGGTCTTGTAAAGTGCATATAATCAGATACAGTATTAGCTACACTTTTTACAGTAGCCTCAAGCTCTTTTATCTTAGACCTTATACCTGCTATATAGCCTTCCATCATATCGACACCCCATGTGCGGGCTTGCGGTATGATTGACTTAATATAATCCATTGCGGGCTTAAAGTTTTCCTCAACGATCGGCTTAAGCTTTTTTAGCGTAGTTTCAACGCCTGCCATCATTTCAGTAAATGACTTAAGCGTATCCGCTTTAATAGCTGCCGTATCTGTGCTAAATGCTGTCTTAATAGCTGTTAAAGTATCCTTGCTAAGCTTTTCTAACTCTTTTAGCACTCTTAAGTAGTCTGCTTGTATAGCTTGCCACTTTGTCTGCCAATCTGCTTTTATAGCTGTTGTACTATTGTTGAAAGCATTTCTTATATTGCTAAGGCTTGATATCGTACTAGTTCCAATACTTGAAAAAGTAGTACTTACAATAGCCGATAAACCGGCACTCCACGCTTGCCAAGATGATCTTAAACTATTTTGAAACTCAAGTGTCTTAGACATAGACTGCTGTAAATTGTTTGTAAGTACACTTAAAGAGCCTGTTGTAACTGTGTTCACCGCTGCGGTTACTTGACTTGTACCTTCTGTTATACCTTGAGCAAAACCTAAGTCATAATCAAGACCTATTTGATGTGTTTTTCTTGATGGTGAGTGGCTGTCAAGGGCTTCTTTTGTCTTACTTAAACTGTCCTCTGCCATGACGGAAACGGCACTGTTTACATCCTTTTGACCTTCTTTAATTCCGCCTGCGTATCCTGATGTGTAGTCCGATCCGATATTCTTTCCTTGTGTCTTCATCAAACTGCTTTGAAGCTGTATGACAGTTTGCATATCTTTAAGCGGACTATCTATCACGGTAGGTAATTTATTAAGCTCTTCTTGACTCTTATTTACAAGCGATTGCATATTATCAACCTGCGATTGCGTTATACCGGGTGCTCCACTATCAACTGCAGCCTTCATGCTGCTGAGCTGTGTTTGCAGGTTCTGCGTCTGTCTTTCTAGTGACTCCCTCGTACCTGTTTCCGCTGTTTGAAAATCGTTTTTAAGTAGCTCTAACGATGTGCCTATTTTTTGTTGATCGTCTGCTATTATTGCAGCCGCTAAGCCTTCATGATTTTGAATTGTAGTATTATAACCCACATAGATGTCTTCGGCGTTTTTCAAAGTTGTATTAAGTTCTTCTAACTTTTCCGTATAGCCCTGTGTTGTGCCTTTTGCCTCTTCTAACGACTGCCTAGCTTGCGTTATTTTAGGATCTACGCCCTCATGCACCCACTTACTTGTCTCTATAGCTGTATTTAAATCATTCTGTGCCTTTGTTTCTGCTTCTTTAGCGTCTCTAAGCTGCGCACTTAAATCATTGACCGCCGTTTGAGCTTTTTGGTACTCCATATAAGCACTTGTCTGATTTTTTATAGCTTCTGTGTATTTTTCTTCATCTGCGTCAAGCAACGCTTTAGCCTGCTTTTGAGCTATCAGATTTTCAATACTTGCAGTCATTTCCTTGTAATTATCGATCTGATTGCCCGTCATAGTAAATTCTTGACCTAATGCGGTTGAGAGTTCGCCGAGGATAAAAGCGGCTCTTTCCTCATATCCTGCCTGTACTTTTCCGTTTTCGTCTGTGATACTTTGCAGTTCCGCAAACAAAGTACGGTTATACTCTGACTCCGTGCTTATTCCTTGTAGGGCTGCATTTCGTCTATCATCTAACTGATTGTAAGACTCGTAAAGTGCATTTACTGAGTCAACTGTTTCCTTTTCTGTATCTGTTAATTCACTTGCCTTTTTTCTGTATTTTTCTGTGCTGTCCGTTGCTGAACCTAAAGCCGCCACCAACAAACCGACCGCAGCCACAGCAAGCATTACCGGACCACCTGCGGCACTAAAAGCCGCAAAAGCCGCCGTCATAGCGGGTATAACGGTCATTATCGCACCAATTGAACTTATAAGCGTGCCTATTATCACCAGTAAGGGGGCTAAGGCTGCTACAAGTACGCCAATTATCGCAATAGTTGACTTTGTAGCTCCGTTAAGACTGTTAAACCAAGTAACCCAACCTTGTACCGCCGCTACAAGACTTTTGATGAGCGGCATGAGCGCGTCACCTATGCTAATTGCTGCCTCTTCAAGTCCTGATTTAAGTATAGTAAGCTGACCGTTTAGGTTCTGCTGCATGGTATCCGCCATTTTCTTAGCCGTACCATCTGCATTGGCTATAGCCTCAGAAAGCTTGTTATAATCTTCTTCGCTTGCGTTGATTATTGTAAGCATACCCGCCATAGCTTCTTTACCAAAAAGTGTAGAAGCGGCAGCAGCTTGCTGTGCTTCACTAACACCACCGAGGTTTGTTCTCAACATGTCCATGACCTGACTAAGGCTTTTCATGCTGCCGTCTGAATTAGTAATACTTATATTGTACTCATCCATGATAGCCTGCATTTTTTTAGTAGGTTTTGTAAGATTTGCAAGGGCTGTTTTAAGCGATGTACCTGCTTGACTCCCCTTTATTCCTGCATTAGCCATTAATCCTAGCGCTACAGTTGTATCCTCTACCGAGTACCCAAGCGTACCCGCTAAAGGCGCTACATACTTAAATGACTCACCGAGCATAGATACATTAGTATTCGCTGAACTTGACGCTTTTGCAAGCACATCTGCAAAATGCCCCGACTGCTCTGCTTTTAGTCCAAAAGCTGTCATTGAGTCCGTTACTATATCCGATGTGGTCGCTAGATCCAAACCATCTGCAGCGGCAAGGCTCATTACTCCGCTGATACCGTTTAACATTTTTTCCGTATCCCAGCCCGCCATAGCCATGTAGGTAAAAGCTTGTGCGGACTCTGTCGCAGAAAACTTAGTTTCCGCACCCATCTCCCTTGCTTTTGCTCTGAGCTTATCAAAGTCTTCACCGGTAGCACCGCTTATAGCACTTACTTTGCTCATAGCTTCATCAAAATCAGCGGTTATTTTAACTGCTGCCGTACCCACGCCTGCGGCTGCCAAACTGAGCGGCATAAGTGCTTGTCCGGCTGCGGTTATCTTTCCGCCTACTTCCTGAAACCCCTCGCCGAGTTTAGAAATGGATTGCATAGAATTATTGGCTTGTGTTGCCTGCTCTTCAAGTCTTCTTAATTCTTGCTCTGTCTCTGCTATTTCTCTTTGCAGTGCATTATATTGTTCTTGGCTGATTTTACCTTCTGCGAACTGCTGCTGTGCTTGCCTTTCTGCGTTTTTAAGCGCTTCAAGCTTGTTTTTTGTTTCGTCAACTGCTTTAGTCAGATACTCTTGTTTTTGCTTAAGCAATTCGATATTTTTCGGGTCTAACTTAAGCAATCTTTCAACATCTTTTAAGCTTGATTGTGTTTGCTTTATGCTTGTATTGACACCCTTTAAGGCTTTGTCAAGTCCGACAGTATCGCCATTTATCTCGATTGTAATACCCTTTATTCTTCCGCCTGCCATCGCTTGACACCTCCTTAAAATTTATCAAAATCGGCTTGTTCTGCCACTTCTTCATACTCAAAATTATCGTTTTGCAATTCTGTAAACATATCCATCACAAGACCTATCGTGAGTAGTTCAAGGTCTTCTATTGATATGCCCAACTTAACTGCACGCAATAAAAAAAGCGGGGTCGTTACTTCCCTGCTTGACTTTCGAACTTTTTTTTAGACTCTACTTGTGTAGCTATGTTTGCAGTCCACAACTCTAAAATAACTGGTAATACTTCATAAATTGCAAACATATCAAACTGATCTAACCAGTCATCTATGTTATCGGGCTGTGTTGGGTCTGCATGTTTAGCCATTAAGTAGGCTACATTCTCGAATATCTCAAGGTCTGCATTGCTTAAAACAGCTTCGCCCTCTTCGGAACTTTGAACTAAGCCCTTTAAGCTTATTAAATCCTTAAAAATATCCCTGCCAAATTTTATTCTGTAAATTCTTGGAATGGCAGCAGATGCCTTGAATGACACCTGCTTACCTGCTATTTCTACCGTTCTTATCGCCATACCTCACCTCCTTAAGGTGTTCCGGTCTCATATACTTTCGTATACCAATTCTTGTAAGTTGTTGCCTCTGTTTCGTCTCCGGTTCTTGCCTTTATTCTGCCATCCGCGAGCGGTGTAGCAGATATGGTGAGCTTTTCGGTCACAGGCTCAACTTTATCTTCTTTTGTCTTGGACTCTACACCCGGTCTTGTTGCTGCACAATTATACATAACATGCCTAATAGCCTTATCGTCTCCGTCGAACTCGAACAAAAGAGCAAAAGCTGCCTGTTTAGCGTTAGAGTTTTCTACTAATACCTTTTTAGTGTCTGACTCTTCGCCCAGAATATCAGTTCTAAAGCTTTCGGGTATGAGTGCGATCTCCAGATCACCTTCATAGCCGTTATTACTTGCCGTCTTAAAATACACTATGCCGTCTGCGTAAAAAGGTGATATCTCGCCCTTAGAGTCTAGTGACAAACTGACAGCGCCCGGAATCGGTACAGGTGTGGCAAAAGTAGCTTTACCGCCTGGACCCTCTGTAAGCTTTGCATAGTGAACATTTTTAAGATTGTATTTAACCTTATTAGCCATTAATTAACACCTCCGTTTCATAAAGTATCTGATAAATCTTTTCAGATATGATAAAAGTTTCTGTTTTTTCGTAAAAAATACCGCACTCATCAAGTACGGCTTCAATCTTTCTTTCAGTTGTTAAATCTTTGCTTTCTGTGTATAGCTCTATATCAAGTGCGTTAATTCTTGTACATACTTTACCGTCTGCCGCAAAGTTGTTCGTATGAGGGTATCTGTAAACAAGATAAGGCAGCTTAGGCGCTTTACCCTCCTCGAAATGGTCATAAGCAAGCGGTAAATTAATCGTTTTAAGCATTTTATACACTTCTTTTTCTGTCATTACTCTACCCCCTGCTTTATTCTTTTCTCGAAGTCTTCGACTGCTTTTTGCTCAACTGCCGCAATATGCGGCTTAGCTGCTACTCTTCCGCCTTTTTTCTTAGCGTGTCCATACTCCAAAAGGTGAGCTAAGCCGGGCTTTTTGGCATTATGTACGGTTATATTTATCGCATTTGCCGTCTCGCTTACAACTTTAGCCCTCCAGCCGTTTTTATAGTGTCCTTTTCTCGAACCCTTGCCGACAGGTGATGTATTCTTAAGTTCTTCAACCGCCTCTTTAGCCACTTCCTTAGCAATCTTTTTAACTTCTGTATTGACCAATCCGCTATACTCTTCAAGCGCCTTTACTATCTCATTCCCTAAGTCATCTACCCGCATATTTACTCCTTAAGCACAGCTTTTATCTTGATTGAGATATTAGCATACTTGACATTGTCGACAGATTTTATATCGTACTCTTTGCCCCTGAATAACAGCCTATATTCAAGACTGTTAACCTCATTGAATAAAGGATTATATCTTAAAGTAAACACTACTGTGTTTTGCGATTGTGTCTGAGCTGCTGCCCAATACTCTGTACCGTACAGATTATTTACAGACGCAAAACCTTTATAAAAGGGCAGCCATGTGGAAGATTGATTGCCGATATCATCTTCTACTACTGTGCGCTTTTCTATTATGATAAATTCTCTAAGTGATCCTGCGTCCATAAATACCTCCTACAAAAAGTTGACACGATACATATTAAGTATTGTGTCAACTGTTCTGTTAGTGTTGTTCCTGTCAACATATACTTGTCTATTATCATACATATCAGACACGAGAACTAAAACAGCGATAGTTATGTCCTCGTGTTCTTCAAGCTGAGCAAGGCTCAAGCCTGTAAACGACTTAACATATTCTATCGCTGCTTTTTTAAGATTTTCCAAGTGTTCCACTTCGCCTTCAGCAAGATAATCTGCTTCAAGTCTGCATTGTTTGAGCAAATCGCTTAACTTAATCTCGCTTACTTTCATAAGCCACCTCCTAAGCCGGAGTTTTAAGTTTAGCTATCTTTTGTTCATTCTCAACCTTTGCGTCCATCTCGAGCCATCCTACAACGCCGATAGCGTGCTGTGTTGCATACTTTTCTCTGAGAACTTCCAATCCAATATCCTCAGAAACCTTAACAGCAAGACCTGACATATCACCGTAATAGATTATAGCCTTTGAAGCCTCGCCTATCTTTGGCATATTATCAGATATGTATACATCTTTGTTAAGCAGAGTGTAACCCCACTTTGCGGACACATCCCTGTTAAGCAAATAGTTACCGTCCTTGTCCTTAAGCTTTCTTATAAATGTTCTTGTTGCCTTGTTCATTACCCATATAGCATCGCCTTGAAATAAATCCGGAACAGTTTCCTGCAAGTCGATAAGTTCGTCCACCGTTAAAGCCGTTTTAGACGCTGCGGTTATAACCTGCTTGCTTTCACTAAATCCCTTTATTTTCGTTGATGTGCCTATGAGCAATTCTTTTTCAATCCAAATTGCCACTTTTTCAGCCATCTTGTTAATTACATAAGATAATATATCAAACTGGCTATTGTTGAGCAGAGACCTAGACAAAAGACAAAGAGAAGCGGCAAGAAATCCGGTAAGGTCTATGCTCTTGAAGCTTCCTGCGGACGCTGTGAGCTCCACAAACTCATCTGCATAGGCAACTTCTATAGTTCCTGCGGACTCATCATAATAAGGAATACTTAAAGTACCCTTTGCGTTGTACCTTGTTGCCCTAGCGTAAACAGGGCTTATCTCTTTTACCTTATCTATGATTTTATTTGCGATAGAGGTTGGAATAACTGCGCCGTTATCGGATTTTGTGAAATTTGCCGCTCTTTCCTCAAGAACCTCGCCCTTTACATAAGCAAGGAATGCCCTTTCCTCGAGTTCCTCTCTTGTTTCTTTTGTTTTTGTGTCAGAGTCAGGCTCTACAGTAACCACCGCAGCTGCCCTTGCCCTTTCAAGTTTTTCTATGGTTTTATCGAGGTTTTGTATCTGCTTTTCAAGGTCACTAAACTTCTTGTCCTCTTCCTCTGTAAAAGCCCTTTTTTCTGTCTCTACCTTACTAGATAGAGTTTTCATATCTTCTACAAGTACATTTCTTTGTTCCTGAAGGCTCTTAATGCCCTCTGCTCTAAGCTGTAATACTCTTTTTCTCATGCTTATACCCTTTCTAATTTTGCTATTCTTTCTTTATAGTTACTATAGTCTGGCGGCGTATCGCTTTCGCAATAGTCCGCTCTTGTGAGCAAAACATTTGCTTTTATCAAGCTTTTGTTATCCGCTCTTGTTTCGATTGAAGTACCTTGATAAGCTGGTACTAAAGTATCATCTATGATAGATACCTCCACGAGTTCTAAGTCCTCTACGAATCTTCTTTTCAGTCCCTCTTTTATGTCTTCGGTTCTTGTGTTGATGTCATAAAATCCGAAAGACCAGCCGGTCAACTTCTTTGCTCTTGCTTTTTCTATAACTGTGCTGTCCTTTATGATAGCCCTTGCTTTCAAACCTATACTATCTTCTATGAGTGTTAGATTTGATTGCGTCGAACCTAACTTTTTTGTCTCGTCATGATTAAGCAAAATATCAACATCTCTTTTGCTTAATGCTCTTGCAAAAGCCCCCGGCACTATTTGCTCGACAAACCTTGAACCGTCTGAGCTTAGTAAAGGTCTTGAGTCTCTGCCCACCGCATTAACATATCCCTCAACAAGTACGCTATCTGCTCTTATTTCTATTCTCATCTTCTGCGTCATCTCCTTTCTTTGGTTGATTTAGTCCGCCCGTTTGGTTCATGTTTGGCACATAGAACTCGCCCGATTTAGGTGTGTATAATACATCTTGCAAACCTAACCTTATAAAGTCTAAGCCTAACGGCGGCATATTCTCTTTAAGCCTTATTTCGTCAAGTTGTAAAAATCCGTTACGGCTTGCAGTCTCGTAAGCTCTGAACCTTTTTTCTATATCTCCCTTTGTAAGTTCTGATGTGTCAAAAGCAAAATAAAAAGACCTTTTTTCGCTATCAAGCAAAAGGTCCCTGTTTAATGCACATTCAAATTCTTTTAACAAAGGAAGTATACAGAACTGCACAAAATCCGCTCTGTCCTGCTCAGTAGCCCCTCCGTTAATGATTGCAGCCGGAATATTAAACAGCTTACATATCTCATTGCTGTTTACTTTTTTATTCTCATTTAGCTGCATTTCAACCGATGTATTATTAGCTTCTTGAAACTCTAAACCATTATTAAGCAAAATAACATTGTCTGTATTATTGCCGTAAAATGACCGCCAGGCTTTCTTTAGTGCGTCTAGTGCTTTTTGCGCCAACGGTCTTGCTGACTTCAAAAAACCTCTCTTGTTTCCGCCCGTCTGCACTAAAATCTTTTCAAACTTTAATGAATGATAAGCAACATTTAGTATATCCTTGCTTTCGTCTATAATGCTTTTACCTGAATAGCCATTTATTGTATTCCTTAAAAGCTTGATAAACTGAAAAGGCTTATACTTCTTGCCTCGTATCATCACATCATAATCTTTAAAAATCGGGTCAGTAGAGTACATAAAAGTTAACTCACTCTCTTTTACATAGTGCAATGACTCAACCCGATTGCCTTTGCGGTTTATGTAAGCATATCCGCCCTGTCCTAAGTAATAATCCCTTGTCAATGCTTTCTTAAACTCTACTCCTGACAAGGTATCGCCTGTATCATCATTAAGAAGCTTAACCCTATTGTCTTCTTTTATCTCTTCCAGTTCTTCGTTGACTTTTTTATAAAGCCTAACCGGAATAGTTGAGACAGTCTCCGCTATTCTGTTAATACAGCCTGCGAAAACAGGCACATTTAGGGCTTGCTCAACTGTCATGCTGTCATCAATTATAACAGTCCTAAGGGCTACACTCTCGCCGTCCGCTGCCGTATCGCCTGTTTTGTTGTCCGGCTCTGCTCTTGATTTAATACCTCTGTTTTCAAACCAATCCATAAAACCCATTATTTTTATCTCCTATACTGTTTGCACTGTAAAATTACCATCGCCATAAAGTAGTTCTTGCTGTAACAAATAAATTGCATTTAACAACGCTACTACCATATCTACTTTACCTACGGACTTCTTTTTATTGACATACTTGTTTAAGTTTGTATCCTCGGTACAGCGTGCGTTTTGGAAATTTATTTCAAGCAAACGGCTTGCGTCATATGCAAACTTTTTGCTTAATATCAATTCCTTAAGTAGCTTAGTCGGAGCATGTAAAACCGAACTGTGCTGCTTTATTTCAACACAAGTAAATCCGTCTTGTTCCAGTCTTTGAACTGTTGCGATTGCGTTCCACTTATCATACCCAATCTGCTGAACCTCTACTCCGAATTCAGCCCTTAACTGCTCTTTTATGTAATCCTCAACCCTTGTATAATCTATAACCTCATCTCCGCAAGCTATACACTCGCCTAAGTTTATAAGTCTCTGATAGTCCACAAACTCTTTAGCTGACTTTATCTCTATCTTGTCCTTTGGTAAAAAGCCGACGATCCTTGCGTATACAAATCCCTCTTCTTCCGTAACCATAGCCACAGCCGTATTATCATCTGTTTGCGATAAGTCCAAGCCCACCCAAACCCTACGACCCTGCCACCATTCGTCTTCTTTTTCTCTCTTACACTCCTTGACTTTCTGAATGTCTATATACCCCTCAACGCCTAAGCCTTTATAAAGTATATTGCAATGCTTACACAAAAAATTTTCTCTTTTATTTTCGTACATTATTGCAAGTTGTCTTTTTTTCTTAAGCTCTTCAAAAATATACTCGTAAGAAACAGCAACGGGGTTACTTTGAAATAATACATTATCCTCAGTCTGCCACTTATCGCCTTGCTTATATCCGTCATCCGGCTCATATAAAAGAGCAAAAACCCTTTGACCTTCAAGTAAGCCATCTAACGACTTCTTAGCGATATCAATTTCGTCAATCATTACATTGTTGTCGTTCGGGTATTGCGTGCTGATTATGATACCTAGTTTATTGAATAGTGTTATTTGTGAGGACCGCATAGCCTCCACGGGATATTCATCTAAAGCCCCCGCCTCATCCGCTAAAAAAGCGTTAGCAAGCTTACCGTCCATACCGTCTTGACTGTACGCAAGCGGCGTGTACTCATTATCATTAAGCTTACAGATGATCTGTTTTTGCAAAATCTTAAAAGCAGGGTCCGCCTCGTCATAAAGTGCAGGACTCGTCTTAATTATTTTTCTTATAGCCTGCTTTAACTCACTTGACAAGGCAAGGTCGGGAGCAACCGAAAAGAACCTTGAAAAATTAGGCTCAGTAAGCATTAAAAGTATAAAAATAACAGCCGATACGAAAGTCTTAAAATTCTTTCTTGCTATCTCCAGTATCGCTGTTTCGTAATATCTCATGTCTTCGGTTGTATTCTTGCACTTAGTACAAAGAACTGCGGTTATAAGTAACCATGCGTAATCCTCTAAACCCTCATACATTGACTTATGTAGGTCAGGGTGGTTCATGATTTTTAGTAATTTGCATATCTTGTTAAATGCTTTTTCATCAACATAAGCACTATCACTTCTTCCCTCTGCTATCTCTACCCATGCAGCTGCTTGTTTTTTTACATATACCGGTGTTTTATTTTCTTGCTCTTCTATACACCACTTAGCGTACTCATAAGCTTTGCTGTTTCTAACCATCTGCCAGAGCCTCTAGCAAAGGATTTTTCTTTTTATCAGATTTCTTAGGTATAGATCTAAGGGAAGCTGCGATAGTCATTATGTTTTCTTTTTCAATGTCTAAAAGCATTTTTCTTTTAAGCTGTACTTGACTGTCCAAAGCTAAAAGGTTCTTTTGCATAGCTGTTAATGTGCTGTAATATGTTTTCAAGTCATCGTTAGCCTCGAAGCTGTCCTTGCTGCCCTCAAGGTCTTGCATTTGCTCGTAAACCTTTTCTCTTTTTTCCTTAAACTCTATGCACTCTGCATGGAGCAAACAATAACGATTTATGATAGCACCGTACAAATCGTCATCTTTTTCAATTGTCCTTAAAAGTTTTCTGACTCTTATAAACTCTCTGTGAGCCAACTCATTAGCCCTTACCTCTTTAGTTTCTTTCAGAGTCGTTCTCGTAAGGAGGGATAACTCCGCTCTCTCTCTTTCGACTAACTCTTTTTTAGTCCTATGTGATTTTTTCTCTAATTTCAAAACATTTACCGGTTTTGGTGGTGTTGGCATAGGCTATCCTCCTTTCCGATGTGGGATAATATTAATTTTGAAGGTGGGGCGTCGGTATTTTCGGCGTATAATTTTTCACAATCTTTACCTCCGGGGGGTATGCTAAGCCCCGTAATCCCACGCTTTCTCGTTTTGCTCATCTATAATATTTTTTATTGTTTGGTATTTTATTCTTCCCTTTTCCGCCTGGTCATGGTGATAGGCACAAAGGGTTAGCAAGTTGTCATTGTCAAGCCTCCTGCCATAGTCTTTATGAATTGATATAGCATGATGGACAGACAACAAAGAACTATTGTACTTTACCTTCGTACCTTCAAGCTCTCTTATGCATGCTTGGCATAAGTTGCTGTCTCTGTCTCTTATCTCTTCCCTCTTCTTTGTCCAAGCTGCAGAGTTTCTGAACCTGTTAGCCATCGTGTCTTTCTTAGACTCTTTCGGTTTCATACCGCAATCGTATTTACTGTCGTGTATTCTCTGACAGTAAGGACACCCCCGGAGCATTTATAAACCTCTCAGTCTTATATACGCCAGTTCTTCAACTCCCTTAGCTATTGATATTCCCGCACAGCTTTTACTCTCTAGGATATCATCACTAAAGGTCTTGATGTCTTTGTGCAAATAGTTAAGTACATCGTAAGCACCACTTCTGTAAGAAGTAAACAATATAAAGTTATCTAAGTTCTTTATTCTTTCGTACAGCTTTAAGAAGTCGGCAATACTAAACCAGTTCTTGTATGTGTTGCTGCTGGTTTGAATGTATGGTGGATCGAGTATGTAAAGAGCCTTATCATCTTGTATAAGTTCTTCATAATCGCAGGTAACTATTTTACAACCCTTGCAATACTCTTCGTTGTGTACATAATCAGACTGTCTCAATTTGTTTATATACGGTGTGTTTCTATCGTTAAGCCCTCCTAAGCTAAAGTTTACGTACACGGTATTCCTGTCAGTCTGGTTCCAGTCTACTGTATCTAAGTACCCCTCTAACTCTGTCTTAGCCGGGTCGGTTATTCTTGTCCTTGACTCTATGTTATGCTTAACTAATATCTTTCTGCACTCTGTCAAGACTTCGTTTATCTTTGCAATCTGCTCTACTCTACCCATGTAGTTGTCATAGTCGTTATAAACGACCTCGGTTTCAGGATACATCTGCTTAAACAAATTAGATAATAGACCTGAACCACCGAAACAATCAACAACCTTGCTGGGCTTATAATCCAAACTCTTAAAGTATTCATATATCTTTTTAACAAAGAACCTCTTTTGACCGACAAACGGTAAAGGTGCTTGTTTTATCACATCTTTGTAATCAATCATTTTTAGTACCCTTTTTTGTAAATAAAATAGGCAGCCACCGTCTGACTGCCTAGCCCCGAACATAAAATATAAGGAGGAACGAAAATGAAACAAATATGAAAACTGCCTTCTTTACAGTTCTTCACAATATCATTTTATCACATTTGACACGAAAAATTGTGTTAAGTTGCGTTCAAATTGTGTGATAATGCTTTTATTGCTTGTGTGTGCAGGTGTCTTATGTGGTCGTAACTGTACGCCATTATGTCCGCTGCCTCATATAGTTTAAGTCCCTCTGCGTGGCATAGCATAAGCACTTTAACATGTTTAGAATTGCTAAGACTTTTTATATCCGCAGTATATGCGCTTTGCTCTTTAATAAGCTTTGCTATTTTCGTTTCAAGTTCCACAATCGCCTCTACCGTGTCGGCGTATTGTGCGTTTAGATTAGGGCTTGACTGAACTTTTTCGCCTTGCCCTTGTCCTCCTACCAGTTGCGTTGTGTCTTGCAACTGTTTTAACTTACCTTTTTCTTTTTGTATCTTTTTAGTCAACTTTTTTAGTTTGCTCAGATACTCTTTAACTGTCATCGTTAATCCTCCAGTTTTGTGGCTATCTCTGCTCCACAAGCGGCATATCCTGCTAAATCCACCCAACTGTCTTCGCTTTCAAATTCACTTGACTTAAGTCTTGCTATTTTCATGAGTGCCAACATAACCGCTACATCTTCGGGCGTTAAGTAAACACCTAAATGTATACCCCAGTAAGCCGCTATTAATTTGAAATTGTTTTCCGGCTTGCCGTACTGTGCATCTCTATCGCCATTTACACACTTTTCTGCTTTTTGTAATAACTCTTTTCTTGTCATGTTAATCTCCTATTTTTTTAATATCTATGATACTGTTTATACTCTCTAAATCCTCAAGACTTAACAGATCACCTCGCTTATCGCTGTAACTGAAAAAGTCTCTTATCTTTTTTAACAGTTTCTCTTTTTTCAGTTCATCAAAATAATCTTGTTCACTAAGATAAAGACCCTGTTTCATCCAATTGTAACCGTGATAAATCTTAAAGTCTTCTTGAGAGTCAAAAGTTTTAAAATACCCTCCTACACTCACTGTTACATACCTTCTTCCGCTTTTTACAATCTCTGCTTTATCAAACGTATCAAGTTCCGGTTTATGCTTATTGTTTTCGTATTTCTTTTCCACCAGAACTACTTTTTGCCCTATTTTCAAGTCTTTTATATCAATCATCTTCACCTCCTACAAATTCAAATTCTTGTATACTGTTAATCCTAATTTCTTTGCATATTCGTACTCTTCTTTTGCTCCCTTGGATGTCTCCCATCCAGGCATCATATAGATTGCGTCACACATCTTAATCAGCTCTAAGCAAATACGCATATACTCGTCATATGTTCCTTGCGTGAATACCGTGAAAAGATTTCCGGGGTTTACTATCTTACAGCCCTTAAATCTGTCCTCTAGCCTTCTTGCTGTGCTTGCAAAACTTCTTTGAAAGCCTGGATTGTCTGTTATTGCTCCGCTTATGTATATTCTCATCTGCTTACCTCCTCTTTTATCCTGTTTAGTTGCCTCTCTATTTTTCGATCCATGATTTCATATACTTTCGAAAATTCTCCTGCATATGATAAAAGTTGCAGGATCATAATTTGAACGTCTGCTATCTCTTCCAATACTTCTTTTGATAAGTTGTCTGTATCTGATAGTAAATTCTTTTGAATCGCCACTATCAATTCCGCTAACTCCTCTATCGTTTTAGCTTTTTGATGTTCTATACTATAGTGATCTAATATTAAATTTACTTGTGCGTAATGTAACATGTATTTACCTCACTTTATATAATCCTAAACATCCGACCCATTTACCGGACTCTTTAGCAAATATGAAATTCTTTGTTTTTCCTACACCCTTATAAAATTCTGCGTCTTTTCCGAACATCTTCACATAATCGGATCTTAGATGTATTGCTTCATCTTCTCGGGTTTTATAGGTGTTTACTTTAGCTTCAAACACCTTTATTGTTCTAAGGTCTGTTAATTTATGCTCTTCTTTTATCTCACTCAAGGACTCTATAAACAAATCTGTTACTAACTCTTTGCTCCCGGTCTCAGGACTTTTAAGTAAACATTTTTCGGCAGGCACAAAGAAAATTACGCTATTTTGATATGATATAGGCACCTTTCCGTTCTTTTCACTCCACACTGTATATTCTTGTGGTCTGCCTTTTTCTTTATCTTTGTAAATACTCTTTATTGCAGCTGCTTGAATGTTTCCAAAATTAATCACTTTTTATACCTCTCTTTTATTCTTTCTATTCTCGCTTTTAATGTCTCCATTACAAAATTTTGCACATTATCTTTTCTTTCTAAAGCCTGCATTACATCCTCGTCTCTAGTTTCTTGTGTGATTAAGTGATGTATGATTACTTTTTCTGTCTGTCCTTGTCTGTGCAGTCTTTTATTGGCTTGTGTATAGAGCTCATAATTCCAGTTAAGTCCGAACCAACACACATGATTACCGCCTTGCTGTAAATTAAGCCCATATGCACTACTTGCAGGATGTGTAAGCAATATATCTATTTGCTTGTTATTCCAGTCATCTTCGTCTTGTGTGGTCTTAAGCTCTCTTACCTTAAGGTTTTGTTTTTCAAGTGCTTTTAGTATCCGCTCTTTATCGTGTTGATAATTGTAAAAGACTAACAACGGTTTACCTTGCAGGCTTTCTACTAGCTCAAGAAAAGCTTCAATTTTACAGTTGTGAACTTCGTGCACTGTACGGTCTTCGTCATATACCGCACCGTTTGCTAGCTGTAAAAGTTTATTGCTAAGTGCTGCGGCACTTGCGACACTTATTTCCTCTGTTTCGGATATTTGAAGTACATATTGCGCTTCTAACTCTTCATAAGCTTTTTTAGCTTTAGCGTCCAACATGATGGGTATTTCGTTGTATATGATATCCGGCAGGGTCAAATAGTCTTCTGCTTTCATGCTTACACATATATCTGATATTTTGCTAAGTATTGCAGCCTCTGAGCCGTTTTTAAGGTCATAGTTGTAAACTGTTCCGTCTTGTCCCCTTTTACCTGGCTGGAAATATTTTTCTCTAAAATGTGTATACCTTTTTTCAAGCCTTTGCCCTTGATCAAGTAGGTATATCTGCGCCCATAAATCCTTTAAGCCGTTGGGAGACGGTGTTCCAGTTAACTCTATCAGCCTATCTATTCTGTGTGTTACACTCGCTAAAGACTTAAACCTTTTAGCTGTTGGACTCTTAAAGCTGCTAGACTCATCAATAACGACCATATCAAAATCCCAGTTATTTTTATAAAAGTCTACAAGCCAAGTTACATTCTCACGGTTGATTATGTATATATCGGCTTTTTCATAAAGAGCTTTTGTCCTTTGATTTGCACTGCCTAAAACTTTTGATACCCGTAAGTTTTTAGTGTGCTCCCACTTATCCTTTTCTTTACTCCAGGTACCCTCCGCGACCTTTTTGGGCGCTATTATTAGCACTTTGCGTACTTGAAACCTGTAAAATTTAAGTTCTTTTATGGCTGATAAGGTTATGATCGTTTTTCCTAAACCCATATCAAGGAGTAACCCTAATTTTTTGATATTTATTATCTTATCTATGCAGTGCTGTTGGTATCCGTGCGGTTTGAATTCCATTTTATAAACCCCTTTACATCTTTCAGTCCATACAGAATATAGACTGGAGCGTTTAAGTTTCTTAGCTTTTTTATTTGTACCTCCTGAAGTCTTGATAGCTTACCTTTGTCTGTTTTAAGTTCTACAAACACAGCAGGACGGTTTGGCAGTAAAACGATCCTGTCAGGTACTCCTGCATTACCCGGGCTTACCCATTTGTAACAAAGCCCGCCAAGCTTTTTAACTTCTCTTACTAAAAATTTTTCAATCTCTTTTTCTAACATTTCTCACCTCTGCACTTATCACGACAACAAAACAAACAACTTTTTATATTTTTCTACTCTATATATGTATTAGGCGTATTAGGCTATTTAGGTATATGCGTATATACGCCTATATATGCCTATATATGTTATTTTTTATTTTTATATAAAAGATAGTTGTTATAGTTGTTAATATAGGCTTAGTACCCTGTTTTACTTGGTTTGCGTGGCAACAAACCCATGCAACCAAGTAAAAAGAGTTAGTTTCCATAATTGCCGTAAGAAAGTTGTAATTTTTCTTACGATAGTTGCCAAAATTAAAGTTGGTTTCCGGGGTTGGTTGTTGTAAAAACATCAAAAACAAAACCTTTTTGTCTTCCGAATCTCCCAAATCTTAGCGGGTTTTTTCCCTTACTCCATCCCTTTAAATTCTTCAAAATATTGTTTATTGATATGCTGTCAGTCTTTTTCAAAAACTTCACATTGCCCTCCAGGCAGAGCTCCCATATCTCGGATACGCAAACTTTTGTTCTAGGTACTAAAGGCTTAGGGTTGATAAGCTGCCCCTGCAAAAATTGTTTTTGGTCTGTAATATTTAAGTCGTACCAATCTTCCGGAATTTGTTTCTCTAAAAAGCCTACAATTTGACCTTCCCACGGATTTACTTCCCTAAACTCCTCTTGCATTTGTCTAGCGATTGCCTCCGCTTCGCCTGTTAGGTGTAATTTTTCACCTAAAATTGCCCTAGCGTATGCCTCCGCCCACATCTGATCAACCTCACCCGGCATATCATCCCAGACAGATTTTAAGGGTTTATACTCTCCCAGTTGAACGGGTAAAAATCTTCTGTTACCTGTTTGGTCTCTTAAAAATGCGTCTTCGTTACTCGTGCCTATGAAGACCCCTCGCCTTGGAAAACTCTCCGTCCTTTTCGCATAAGGTGTTCTGTAAATATCTTCTTTTTTACTCATAAACTGCTTTATTGCTGCCGCCTCGGACTTATTAAGTGCCGTAAGCTCGCCTATCTCGTTTATCCAGATACCCCTTAGCATTTCTGCGGCGTCTTTACCCTCAAAATTAGTAAGACTATCTGAAAACCAGTTTTTACCTAAATTGGCAAGGAATGTACTTTTACCTATACCTTGCTTACCTACAAGAATAGGCATGGTGTCAAACTTGATAGCCCCTTTTATAGCCCTCATTACAGCCGCACACATTACTATCATTAATACTGCAGCTGTATAAGCGTTTTGTTCAGCCCCCAGATACTCATGCAGTGCGGTTTCTATCCTTTTTTTACCATCCCAGACAAGACCTTTAAGATAGTTCGCTACTACATTTATCTTGTTTCTACTTGCTACTATAGTTATTGCCATTCCTAAATAGTTACCTTGTACTATTTTGTATCTTTTTTCAATGAACCAAGCCAAGTGTGCGTCGTCTTCATTAGTCCATTTTTTGTACTCTGTATAATCACTATTCCAAGGCAATTTACCTAATACTATAAGTTCATTTGCAAAGACTTCTAAAGCTATCTTGCCTTTTAAATCCTCATCGTTTTCAAGTATCAGTTTGAAGTTATCAATAGTTGATTTGATAACTCCGTTATCGGTCTTATCAAGGACACTCACCCATGAATAATCGCCATCGGACGGGGGTAAATCCACATCGTCAAAAGCCCGTTTAATGTTCTCCGCTTGTTCGTTGTTGAACAAGGCTTTAACCTTTTCATCGCTCTTAGCAAGCTCAGACATGGCGCTAAATGAAGGTAACTTATTAACAGGTGTACCGGGCTTAATATCTACATCTAAATCACTAAATAAATGCAGTCTTACAAGGTCATAAGCGTTTACGAGTAACCCCGAGCAGGGGTCTGTTGCGTGATTAGAGAAAAGAAACTTACCGCCCTCATAAACTATAGCTCCGCCCGTTGTTGAACCTGCTTTATATGAATATCTGTTATCTATACTTGTAGGCTCATAAACACCCGGCAAAAACTTATCCATGGCGGCATAGATGTCATAGCACCTGCAGAACCTCCCGATTATGTTATCTTTCGCTGTCGGGTCAGCTTGCTTTGCTGCATGGTTAGCAATATGCTGCTCTGTACCCGGAACGATCGCCCACTCTGCTTGGTTTCTCCAGTTCTTGTATTTTGAAAGTACTCCGTCTGCACTTAAAAACGGGTTATCGTACACCTGATAGATGTACTCTCCATCACTGCACACACTTGCCCAGTACATAAGTCTTGAACTGTCGAAAGTGGTAGGATCGCACATCTGTATACCTATCCATTCTGCCAATTTGCGGGCTATGGGTTCGTATTCGTCAGCTGTTACCGTACGGTTAGTAGGCAATACTATCCTAAGCCTAGGTTTGTAAGCTGAATGTTTTCTTGTGCTGTAAACCAAAGCGGCACAAGACAGTGAACTTATTCTTTTTAATACTTCGTCAGTACCACCAGTCGGGATATTATCTAAGTCTAAAGTAATAAGGTCTCTGCCCTCTACATTAGCCTTTTTTCGCCTGTTATTCTTAAATGTACCGCCAACGAACCCCCCAACATCTTTAAGATTGTCCTGCTGCGGCTTTTTAAGACTTAAATATTGTTCAAAGCTTTCAGTACTTCTGTGCGGTGTCTTGAACTTTTCAACGAAATCGGACCACATTAATTCAGTTCTTGCCCATTGCACGGCAAGTCTTGTGCCTGCCGTGCTTATTGTCAGTTTTTTGTTATTGTTTAACATAACTAGTCCTTCTTGTAATAATTACTTTCAAACCCTGCGGCTTTAAGTATTAAGCCATCCGCCCACCCTATTGGTCTTGACATAAGATCACATATATAATCAAGTGTAAGGCTTTGCGGTGCGTCGATCACAACTTCATCATGCACATGAAATACATAGTTAATACCTAAAAAATTTAACCTATCAAGCGTGACTGCAAGGCAATCTCTAGCTATAGCCTGCACTATGTTCTCTGTAAGTTTCCCACCGTAGGTACTCGTGCTGCCGTACTTCTTATTAGTCTGATCAACTGACTTATAAAATACAGCCTCTTTTCCAAACTTATTAATACTTATCCACGGCTTTGCGTAGTACAGCTTTCTGCCGCTTGGCAGCTGTATGGTCAAAAAGCTTTGATTAAACGCCTTATCACCTACATACTCTATCTTTATGCCTTTATTGACTGTTTGCGGCTTTGCAGTTTTTAGTACTTCTAAAGCCGCATTGCCTATTCTGTACCATGTTTTTACGATGTTTGGGTTTGCTGCTCTCCATTTTTCTACTATCTCCGGCAGTCCTTCTTCCGGAATACCCATTTTTAAGGCGTTCATCGCAATAAGTGCACCTACTCCGCCTTGATATCCGAGGGCTAAGGTTGCTACTTTGCCTTTTTGCCTTAATTCGTATTCCGGATTACCTTTTTTTATCTTTTCAATATCAACATGAAACATATTTGCAGCTGTTGCCTCATAAATCTTCCCGTGTGTGGCAAATACGTCGTTTACCCATGTTTCATCCGCAAGCCACGCTATTACCCTTGCTTCTATTGCTGAGAAGTCCGCAACTATTAATTTATTGCCCTCAGATGGAATAAATGCAGTCCTTATAAGTTGTGATAATGTGCTTCTTACATCACCGAATTTATCTTTTAAGCAATCTATATCTTTGTTTATAACTGCATTTCTTGCAGTCTCTAAATCGTCAATATAAACACGAGGCAGGTTTTGAGTCTGAACTAAACGCCCTGCCCATCTGCCTGTTGCATTAGCTCCGTAAAACTGAGTAAGTCCACGCACCCTATCATCTGCGCCCTTTGTCTCCATCATTTTTTTATACTTCGTTACGGATGATTTACCGAGCTGCTGCCTTATTTCTAGCACTCTATAAACTACAGCGTCTAAATCTTCGCTTTCTAATAGATCCGTTACCGTCTCTTCTCTTATATTGTCAACATTAACTCCCATACCGTTTAGCCAAGCAAGTAGTTTACTCGTGCTGTTCGGGTTTTCCAAGCCTGTTAGTACCTTTGCCTCTTCCATAAGCTCCGTTTTCATGTCTTCGCCTATTTGTGCTGCATTAAGTACTAAGTTAAAATCTATCCTTGCACCCTTTGCGTTCATCAGCGTATCCTGCTGCCACCTTATTTCTTCAGATAAAGGCATAGGATAGCACTTTAAGGCTTTTAATATGGTATGCTCTGCCTCTACGTCTTTCGTGCAATACAGCTTAAATACAGACCATTTAAGGGGGTCGTGTGCGGGTAGGTTCCAAGTTCTACCGCCGTTTGTTTTGGTAGGCTTGCAAGGTACACAAAAATAGCGTATAAGGTCTTTACCCTCTTTCATTTTTTGCTTGTCCTCCGGTATACCTATGGCTCTTCCCGTTGCTTCAAGTCCTGCCGGATATCCGCAAAAAAGGGCGTGTATCATTGTGCAACGCCACTGGCTTATAGGTGTTTCATAGCCTGCCATATTGAGGCAATACCACTCAAAAGCGGCGTTGTATGCGTGTTTTATAACACTCTTATCTTTTAGGGCTTTTACTATTGCAGCAGGCACGGATTCACCCGCTGCAATATCTATTATTTTCACATCTTCATCATCGACTTTATAAGCAAATAACAGCACTTCAAAATCTTTTGATTGTGCATATTTATACAGCCCCACGCTGCTTATGTCTTCACTGCTTTTAGTCTCTATATCTATGCTTAAGTGCTCCATATTTAGCACCTTTCAATAAGGGGCAGTATTCCGACATTCTTAAGTAAATCATATAAAAACAGTCTGCCTTTTTGGGTCCAGTACATATGAACCGCTGTTCCTTGTGTACCGTTAGGTTTAGCATAATTATGCGTTTTAGTCTGTGTATAGCCTCCTGTTTGGTACTTCGCATATAAGAACCATACACCCGATTGGTTGAACTGTACGCCTAGCTCGTGCAATAATTTGTTCATTTTTGTTGCACTCATTCCGTAATCTTTAGATATCTGCGTTACCGATAAAAGGTCTTTGCTTTGCAATATCAAATCGTAATAAGTGGCTTTAGGCTGTAATTCTGCTATTTGCTGTGCTTGTATTTTGTTTTCGGTTTCAAGTGCTTTTCTTGCTTCTCTTTCTTCCTTAAGCTTTGTAAGGGCTGCTATGGCTATGTCCGAATTGTTTAATATATCGTCAATCGCATATAATCCGTGTTTACGGATTGAGGGTAAAACATCATCAAATACCCACCTTTCAAACTTCTCTGCTGTCGGAAGTTTACTGTGCGTGATAAGGCGGTACAAATCACCCTCGGATATGTATTTCATCATTTGAGAACCTCCACTGGTAGGGGTCGGCAAATCACAGACCCCTTTACAGTGTGACGATATTGCATCCGCTGTTCTTACATACCCTAAAGCCTCCGCTACATCTTTGCCGCAAAATAATACTTTTCCGTCTTGTTCTACTGTTCTTACTGCCCCGAATTCGCTGTTATTAAATACTTGTAAATTACTCATTCTTAATATCTCCTTAATAAAAAGTCTGTTTTTAGGTTATTTTAATAGGGGCTAAGGTTTTCTTAACCCCTAACTTAATAAATTTGTAATATTTACATAGGCTGCCCTGTAAGCGGATTAATCCTTGGCTGTACCGGATTAGGTGCTGCCATCGGGATATCTGCGAAGGCTTCGTCTACCGTTACCCTGCTGCCCCCGAGTACCTCGCCATCTCTGGTCTTAAGAACTGCATTAAGTCCGCAGCCTATGCCTTTTCTTCCTGTTGCCAGGTAAGCAAAGAAGTTAATATTCACATAGCCGTACATACCACTATAAACTTGTGACTGATCCAGTATCGGCTGTCTGTTTATATCTACTACCTGCGGCGGTCTTGTCGCGTTAGCATTAGCAGTAAATACCCAATGCCCTTTACATTCTTCGCCAAACGGCATACCGTCGCTTGGTCTTACCCCGTCACCATCATGCACCGGAGTCGGTACCTGCGGTGGACACACGCCGTTCCACTTCTGAGCTGTTCCAAGCTGTTTTGCTGCTTCAATTGCTGCGTCAATTGCAGCCTTTGACTTTATATCCGTTTTTGGAATAAGTATTGTTACACTAAACTTAGGATCTTGTCCCGGATTGTGTGCATACGGCTGAAAAACATTTACATAACTTAATCTTGCCTCTCCTACTGTTACAGTTGTACTATTCATAATTTATACTCCTTCAAACATGTTATTTATATTATTCATTGCTTCTCTTTTGTCACTTTCTTCCACCAAAGTAGGCTTACCTGGAGGCTTTATAATATAAGCTGCTGCTGCTGCCTGTAAAACATCCTCGCCGAAAGTTTTTTCAATCTGAGCAAGCGTTAAAGGCTCATACTTGTATAAGTCTTTATCTTCCAAGCCTGCGCGCTTTAACTCTGTAAATGCGGCTAATTGATTGCTCCATACTCTCGTACTTTTACCCTCAACCGCTTTCCACCCTGTTACATTATGCCCTGCTAAACATGCGTCTAAAGCATAATCCCGCAAATCCTTAATCCATGCGGCTACACCCATGCCTTTTTTTAGATACTCCCCCACTTCTTCATAACTGAGAGTATCCAGAGGTTTCACACAAGCAAAAGCAAGTTCCACATTTTTGTCCGCTCTTGCCCTACAAGTAGCCCTTGCACGACAAAACCTGCAGGTGCTTTCGGATGGATTGTATTCGCCTTTGCCCTCATAAGCTAAAGCGGCTTTTGCTTTCACTTCTTCCCCGAACCTTAGTAAATCAGTTACAGACAGCTCAAACTCTGAGGCTTCGTCTGCTATGCGTGGCTGCACTATGGCAACTTTTACAGTCTCAAACTTACAAATCATTTTGTACTTCTCATAAGCCCCTAATGCGTATAATAGTAACTGTTGGTTATTTTCGGCTGACACGGGCACACCTTTGCCGTACTTGAAGTCAATAACCTCAAGTCTGTTACTGCCTATAAGTACACAATCGGCAGTACCATAACCCTCGGGTATGTAATTCGTAAGGTCTAACCTAACCTCAATGTTTACACTCGGAGACACTTCAAATTTAAGTGCCTCCGCTTTTATGTAATCAAGGTATGTGTTTGTGTGCCACTCCATTTCAGATTGCCATAACTCGTGCTCCTTAAACTTTTTTAACTTTGCGTTTAGTTGCCTTTTAGTAAGCTTACCCGGAAAGAAATAATTAAGTACTTTTGCCTCGCACACTTCATGCGCAAGCGTACCTTCCTTTGCAGCCTCTGAGCTTGTGTCCGAAAATTCAAGCTCAAGCCTTGCGGACGGTGTACAATTCATCCATCTGTGCGCACCTGAGGCACTGAGGATTGCGTGACTTCTAAACTCATGAGCCATTAAATAGCACCTCCTAATGCTCTTAAGTCTGCCGCAAACGCCGCAAAACTGTTCTCCTGTAAGTCCTGTATAGTAGCAATACCGTACTTACTCATAAGTACCTGCAAGTCCGCTAAATGGGTATCTAAAAGCGGTATTGACGCATTTATGATGTCATCACGGGTATATGTTTTTGCAGCTGTCGGAGCTGCTGCCGTTACAGGTGCAGCCGGTACCGTTGGTACAGGTATCGGGGCTGCTGGAGCTGTTGCCGCAGGTGCAGCTGTCGGAGCTGCTGCCTGTCCTAACCTTAATACATTAGTCGCAAAATCTTTTAATTCTTCTAAGCTGTTAAATTCTAATCTCATTTTTAATCCTCCTCATTGTATAGATCTCTATTATCTATAAGCCCTAAATCTATTAGTGCTTTATGCATAGTGCTATTTTCGTTAAATCCGTAATACTCTTTGTTTGAGCTTATCCTGGTTGTCGCTAAGATATCGCCCTTGGCGGTTTCTAAAGTCTTAGTTACTATAGTTCCACGCTTGGGGCAAATTTGAATATCTTTAGTAAAGATATAATTAGATCCGCGGTAGGTCAGATAAGTTTCTTTTCTTTTAACCGTACTTATACCTACCTTGAAGGCTATCTCCTTTTCTTTTATTATTTTCACATCTAGTCCTCCAGGTCTTCATCAAATCTATCTTCTAAATACTGGTTCGGATAGTCATGCTCACGCTTAACGCCTTCCACTTTCAAGTCATTGAGCAAATGCTCAAAGTCTTTATTTGCGATAATTTCAAAGCAATAGTTTGCGCTGTCAAAATTGAAATTAAAAAATATAAATCCTGCATTTTTGAAAATGTTGTAAAACTTAGCAGGATATGTACTTAAAAAATACACGATATCCTCGCCGTACAAATCAAATGTTAGTTTGTAGCTCATATCTTCCTCCTTTAATACTCTACTGCTTCTTGTCTTGTGATAAAGAAATGTATTCCTGGAGCACACTCCGCCCAACGATTGTCATCGAAGTCATTAACCGTTACCGTTTTACCGATTTCATAAATAAAATCTCTATCAAAATTTGAACGGATTTTCTTTAATCCGCTGTCAGATCCATCCAGGGTGGTTATTGATAGAATTTTCGCTTTATCGCACCTACATTTTTTACCCGAAGCACTTGAGCGTTTTGCTCCAGAAAGAACTTCGAGTTCTACGATGTAGCCGTTTGCTTTTTTCCATCCTATAAAACTGCCTTTTTCTGGACAGGCTATGGGATAATATAAATCCGCCTCCTCCAGGTCTGTATCCCTGAGGTCTGTATCCCAGAGGTCTGCACCTCTTAAGTTTGCCCATCTGAGGTTTGCACCTCTTAAGTTTGCCCATCTGAGATCTGCACCCTCAAGGTTTGCACCCTCAAGGTTTGCACCTCTTAAGTTTGCCCATCTGAGGTCTGCCCATCTGAGGTCTGCCCATCTGAGGTCTACATCCTCAAGGTTTGTTCTCTCGAGGTTTGCCCTCCTGAGGTCTGCCCATCTGAGGTCTACATCCTCAAGGTTTGTTCTCTCGAGGTCTACTTTCTTTAATAATCGCTGTAAATCTACAACTTCCACAAAAACCTCCTTATCTGTACTTAGAATATTTTTCTTCAATATGGAATTTACTTAATTCCCTTAACAGTTCCCTCCCAAGGCTACTTTCGACAAGTAAATCGCCTAAAGTAGCCGTAAAACGGTAGCCATCCTTTAAGGCTTTAAGCTCATACCAGTTGTCGTGTTCAACTTCCACACGAACATCTTCTTCCTTTTTCAAAGTCTGCTGCGTGGTCTTATCAAACTGCGTATATATCATCGTATACACATCCCCGACCTTGATAACTCTTGCTATGTCTTCTTTCTGAAAACTAGCCCTGTTCTTTGATCGAAACCTAACCTTTTCACCCCGATATATAAAACTGTTGTACCTAGTTTCCCCAAACTCGAAAATGACATCCCTGTCTTTTTTATGCTCCATTGCGCCCCCTATTCACGAACTCCGGGACATCAAGTTCTCTTTTCACTTTATCAAAAGTTAGAAACACGAACACCTTGTCCTTAGATTCTTTTATCTTGCTATTGACCAGAACGCAATTGTTTACAGTTACAATAGTCTCAGACTCCATTCAAACCTCCTATTAAAATATATTTATAAGTTCCTCTTTGCTCACAAAGCCACCAATTACAAGCCGTCTTAGTTCCTCGACTGTGAAGGTCTCAGGATTTTTATACCTATATCGGTATGTCCTTGCGGCTATGCCAAGTATCTTTGCAAGCTCCTCTTGCTTAAAATCCTGCTGCCCTCTCACGCTGTCAAGCAATCCACGAGCGGCAGAGTCTTTACTAATTCTCTTTGCTTTCATAATTCCTAAAATCGGCTTTTTCAAGGTAGCCGAGATTAAACAAATTGCGGTGTATGTGATTTTCTTTATCGAAATTACTTATTTCATGACCGTTAAGGTCTGTTTGATTAATGTAAGACTCCGCCACGAGCTCTTCGCTATTGTCAAACAGTATCCTTACCAGTCTTTTAATACACCTACGGCGACCACCTTCGTATAAAGAGGATATTGTGAGTATGAAGCTTGCGCCGTCCCAAAATTCAATTTTTCGGGTTTTCCAATTTTCTAAAACATCGCTATCTTTTTTTATCTCCATTTAATTACTCCTCCATACTAAAATCTAAACGATCAAGATAGCCCATGTTGTACAGTTTCCTGTGCATAGGGTCACAATGATGAAAACCCTTGTGCCTGTACCCTCTTTGGTCTACCTCGTTAATATGTGTATCCGTATCAAGGTATCCTTGAGCGTTGTAAAGCGACCTTGTGTACCTTTTAAGCCTTTTGTGACTTGTATCTATAGTTATAAGGCTGTATTTAGCCCCTCTGTACTCAAAGAGTACAGTCGTAACGTCAAGGGCTTTAGTGCCGCTTTTGGTCTCTTTTATAATGGTTATATCGTTCACAGTTATTCCCCCTTAAAATCTTGAGCTAACAGTAAATTTAAGTGAAATAGTTCTTCGTGCAGTGGATTTTTATGACTAAATCCTTTATACTCAAACTCTTCCGCAAAGCCTTTTATAAGTTCTGTTTTAGCTATGCAGCCTTGCTCATCGCTAAAAAGAGATTTTTTATAAATAAAAGACTCTGACAAGCTCACAAAAGACTGAGATAGTCTATATTTTTTACCGTCTTGAACGAACTCCGACATAACAAAGCTATCGGTTTTAAGATTTTTAATACTCATTTACTTCTCCTTAGTGTGTGATATGTTTATAAATTTCTTTACTCACCGACAACCCTAAACCGTGCTTTTCGTTGACGGACATAAGCTCCACCGTGTCATCCAGTAGACTTTCCCTATCCGCAAGCATGGCAGGGTTCATGTCAGCTTTTTTAAGCATTTTAGGATAACCATACTTAAGCGATACAGCCTTGTTGGCTATTGTGTTCGCCTTTATAAAGTCAACCTTGACAGGCTTTCTTAGGCTGTCCCTTAGCTTCCTCATTGCCTCCTTTTGGTGTTCCTTATCGAGCAATGCGAAGACTTCAAAGCCTTTATAGCCTGCTGCCTCTCTAAGTTCCTTGATTGTTTCATAAACAAAGTCTTGAAACTCTTCCGCCTCAGGCTTGTTACTCCTCATGATAAGTCGGTATATGCCTTTTTCATTTAAGATTGTCATTTCTTGATGCTTACGGCTTTTGGCTTTGTCGGATGTGATACTAACTTTGTGAGTACCTTTATATTTTGGTTTCATCTTTTTCAAAGCATTATCAGCGTCTCTATGCCCTAAAGCCTTTGCGATATCAGTGGCAACCGCCCACCATTCGCCTTTCTTTTCTACGAAACGGATATCGTATCCGTTCCAGTTCTCTATTTTCATTAGTCACCCTCCTCTTCTTTTTTAATCTCCGGTTCCTGCCTTGCAAGCTTTATACCTTCCGCAAGACCGGTCAGGTATTCGAGCTTAGCGAGACTTAATGAAGTTTCCGGAATTGTGGCAAATAAGTTTTGTAAAGTATCGAAAATTTGTTCTACTCTCATGCCTTTGTTCTCCTTTCGTTAATATCGCTATGCAATAATGATATATCGCAAAATAATAAAAGTCAAGTGCTTTTTAATATTTTTTTATTGACATGCGATAATCAAGGACTTATACTAGCAGTATAAAGGAGGTTTATGTCATGAAAGAGAGGATTAAAGCCTTACGGCGAGAATTAGAATTAACACAAAAAGAATTCGGCGATAGCATACAAGTCAAACAAAGCACAATAGCTACTTATGAAAATGGAAGGAATGAACCGGTAGACAGTGTAATAAAATTGATTTGCATAGTTCACGGAGTAAATGAAGAATGGCTGAGAACGGGTAAAGGCGAAATGTTCAAGGAGCGCACATCCTTTGAAAAAATAGCGGAATTGTCGGGAAAATTATTAGCTAAACCGGATGATAAATATAATAAAGCATTTACAGAATTGCTGTTATCATTGATAGAATTAAATCAAGAAGAATTTTTGAAATGGTATGAATATAGTAAATTGGTATTTGAGAAGAAAGAAAACAAATAAAAATAAAGGGCTCGTCGGTTGACAAGTCCTTTATTTTTTAATAGCCGATATTAAGAATTACGAGTAAGCTCTAAAATAAAAGTCCTGATTAACTTTAGCTGCTCATCATCGGCTTTATCAATTAACCTTCTGAGATTTTCAATAAATAAATTTCGTTCATTTTCGGACATCCGATACCCTCCTAAAATTTTGCCCTTTAACCTACCGTGTTAATTATCTTTTCCATTCTTCACCTCTTTATATTGCCTTGTTATTTCTTGTAAACCTTTTTAATTAATAATTATAGTTTTCTTTATTTTCCGTAGTTAGTTTTTCATATCACTCTTTTCACTCTTTTTAAATTTAGTAACAGTAAGCTACAATACAGGGGCTTTTAGTACCTGTCTAAAATTATATCGCAAAATTATTTTAATACAACTATTGACTTTAAAAATATTTTTTTGTGTGGTACAATCACCTTACAACTAAATATATCAAGGAGGTTTTAGTTATGAAACGAATTAGTCTTTTATTCGTTTCTGCTGCCCTAACCGTCGCAACGAGCCTTACAGCCTTTGCAGGACAGTGGAAATCGGATAACAAAGGGTACTGGTATCAGAATAACGATAACAGCTACCCTGTTTTGTCGTGGCAAGAAATAGACGGAAAGTGGTACTATTTCAATGCCGAGGGCTATATGGCGGCAAGTCAATGGGTAGGAAACTACTATGTCAGTTCGGATGGCGCAATGCTCACCAACACAACTACACCGGACGGATACAGGGTGGGAGCGGATGGTGCTTGGATACAAAACAGTTCCGGCTCAACTGCTGCCAACAACAATAATAGCAGTAACAGCGATGGGCTTATTTCAGCTATAAGCCGCACACCTTTTGACGGCTATACTGTTATAGTAAACACAAGCACAAAGAAGTACCATGTACCGGGCTGCCGAGATGTAAAGAAGATAGCTGACAGGAACTTGGGCTATGCAAAAGATATAGCAGCCCTTGAAGCGGCAGGATATCAGCCCTGTAAGGTTTGCCACTAATCAATCCCTAGGACATCACCTAGGGTATTTTTATATATTCAAGGAGGTTAAAATATGGCTACTGCTAAAAGATTGCCGTCGGGTAACTACCGTTGCAGGGTTTTTGATTACAAAGATGAAAAAGGAATTAAGCATTATAGATCATTCACAGCGAACACTAAGAAGGAAGCTGAATATCAAGCCCTGCTTTTCTCTATGAATAAGAAGAAAATAAAAGAGGAAAGTAAGGATCTAACAATAGAAAAAGCAATGTTAAATTACTGTGAAATGAAAAGCAATGTGCTATCACCGTCTACGCTAGCGAATTATAAACGATTGATTTACAATTCGTTTGATGGTTACTTAAATCTTTCAATTAAGAAGTTCGACTCTGAACTTATACAAAAATGGGTAAATACTTATGCCAAAGGCAGAACTCCTAAAACGGTCCGTAACACCTATGGCTTTCTTTTTGTCGTGCTTAAATCTTTTCTGCCCGATCTGAGCATAAAAGTAACCTTGCCGCAAAGAGTTAAACCGTCCTTATATGTGCCGACTGATAACGATATAAAGACTATAATAGTTTACTTAGCGGACAATGATAAAGAGATGTTAAAAGCTGTCTATCTTGCCGCTTTCGGCACTTTAAGAAGGTCTGAGATATGTGCTTTAACTGCTGCCGACATTAAAAAGAATGTGATCCATATCAATAAAGCACTTGTCATGAATGAGCAAAGGGAATGGGTTACGAAGACTACGAAGACAATTTCAAGCATTAGAGATGTCGAATTACCCGAAAACATTGTAAAAATGTTTCCTAAAAACGGAAAAATCGTAGATATCAACCCGACCATGATTACGCACCGTTTTGCAAGAATGTTAAAAAAGCTTAAAATACAGCCGTTTCGCTTTCATGACTTAAGGCACTATGCTGCCAGTATGCTCCACGCTATCGGCGTGCCGGATGTGTATATTATGCAAAAAGGCGGCTGGTCATCTGATAATACTTTGAAGAAAATATATAGAGGTGTCATGGATGACTACAAAGAAAAGTTTGATAAGAAAGCATTCGAACATATAGACAGTATGACACGAAATATGACACATAAAACAAAAAAGCCTTGAAATTCAAGACTTTTTAACTGGAGATGACGGGAGTTGAACCCGTGTCCAAGAAACAATTCCTTGTTCTTCTACTATCATAGTGAATTTATATACATTCCCTCCGTCCAAGGGCAATTCACAGTCCTTGGAGTTTAGTAGCTTCATAGTACATCTATATGCTCAAAGCTTTGCATATAAGGTTTCTCACAGATTTGACACCGGTTATTTAAGTTGTGAGTGCCTTAAAGCCGATGGCTGCCCTTAGGCAGCTAATGCGAAGTTTTCTTCAGCGTTTATATTTATTTTTGCCATTTAACGCATCGCATACGGATAGCTTCACCAACTGCATGTTCCCTGTCGAAACCGGTACATCCCCTTGGTATGAGTAAAACTGTAAGCCGAATTCTGTATCTGATAATCATCTATCTGATTTAAGCGTTGCCGCTTAACTTAAGCAACCCACCTGAATAAAAGTCGGGC